GGGATTCCACCCTTCAGACTGCCCGATACAAGGGCGTTGAAGGAGTAGGAGCCTGTATCGATGAAGCCGCCAACATCGGCTTCCAAACCATCGTTTGCGATAGAGGCGTATTCGTTGCCGCTGCTCTTAACAAGTGTCTTCAGAAAGTTCATTGTGTATACCTCACTAGAGTGATTTAGGTGATCTTACACCAAGCCATCGGGCTTGTCAAAGGGATCCGAGCCATATTTGCAAACCTTCTCAAAGGTTTCGTATGCGTAGCCTACTTCGTTCAAAGTCTTTAGGACTTGCTCCAACTCTTCCCGCGTGATGTGCGCGTGTGCGTGGGTGCCCGTGTGCGCGTCCGCGCCCGTGGGGCGGATGTCGTGCAGGACGATGCTGATGCCCCTACGAGCCTCTGCGGTCTCCCGTAGACCCTCTAGGACGCGCTCCATGGCACCGCTGCGGATCAGGGCTTCCCGTGGAGCCTCCTCCTTACCGAGCCTGTTGGGGCTGAAGAACATCCTCTCGCCCGAATAGAAATGGCTCTCGTTGCCTGGTCGAACATAGCAAAAGAAAGGATTGACAGCAGAGTAAAGAGTCTCATCGAAGTGAGAGTATGGGAACGCAAAGTGGGTTGGCTTGAACCCCGCACCCGCCATGTCTTCCATTGCGGGAAGAACCTCGTCATCGATGTAGCGGTCAATGTCATATCGACGGACATATACCAATGCATCCTTATGACTCTTGCTGTGACAGCCGATGACATGTCCATCGTCGCGCAGTTCCTTCAGCATTTGAATCTCGCTCACCTCTAACAGGTGAAACGAATCGATATAGAACGCAGCCTTTGCACCGTACTTGTTGAAGAGATCGCGGCATGCATGCCAGTTCGACACCGAATGGTCATCGAAAGAAAGGTGTACATGGGGGTACTTTACTTTCTCTTCGGTAAGGAACGAGCGGAATGGTTGTGCCATATGTCGTATTTATGGTCAGGCAAACAGACCTTCCAACGATCCCTCTTCCTTCACCTTCCACCCGATGCAGTTGAGAATGTTGGAGAGCGGTTCGATGAAAGCCTTCTCAAACTGCGTCTCCTTGTCGATGAACGCATCAAGACCGAACTCGTCGGGGAAAGTAGCAGGGAACGCCAAGACCTTCTCTCGCACGGGATTGGGCACCTTCAGTTCAACATACTTGATCTTCTCTCCGTTGCGAATCAGGGGATACTTCTTGGACAGCCCCATCTTCTTGATCCAATGGTTATAGACCAACGAACCCTTGACATGCATGGGTGTGCCCTTCTTGTAGATGCTTGCGGCATCGGCATAGTCATCCAAGCCGTTGCAGCCACGGGGGAACGCGATGTCGTAGACAGGAAGCCCCGCAAACTCGTCGTGGAACCTCTCAACGAAAGAGTGCAATGCCCCCTCGTCGGTGGTCAGGATCAACTTGATCGCCTCCTTGAGCCGTGTACGGACGATCTGCGGTGTGGACGAACGGGCGGTTTCGATGCCCATGATCTTCAGGTCGGGATCGTCCATGTAGACATTGTCCTCTCCCAACTGCACGGCAAGCATGTACCGCTTCTTGGCGACGAATACTCCCTTTGATGCGATGGCTTCGCGCTTCATCGACATGCGATTGGCGTATGCATTCATTCGCTGCGCCAACTGCTCGTACCACTTGTTGATCTTCGGGGAGATCACATCGTTGCAGAACTTGTCCACCATCTCGGTGGTCTTCTTCTTGTCCTTCTTGGGGAATGCCGTCTTGACGAGAGGCCCGAGCCGCAGATAGACGGAGTCGGTGTCAACGGCGATGACATAATCCTCACCCTCGGTACCACACGCCTTGTTGAGGAAGCGGTTCAGATTGTCCTCTGCCCAACGAATCGACAACTGCCCCGATACCGTGATCGCCTCTGCCATGCTGAGGTTGTAATAGCGGCAGTACTGATTGCCCAAGGCACCGAACGCGCTGTTCAACTGCACCTTACGCACCAACTGGAAGTTATGGTACTTCGACACTTCCTTCTTCTTGGCGGCGACCTTGGCGGGGTCAGCCTTGGTGCCCTCTGTCTTGATCCACCCCTTCGCCTCAAGCATTCGCCGCTTGTACTCCTTGCGTTGGGCGTACATGGTGTCCATGAGTTCAGGGAGGAAGCCACGGATGTCCCTGCGGTACATGGTGCCGTTCGCAGCCACGCAGATGTCCTTCTCCTTCGACATGGACAGGAATCCTTCTAGAGAGGGGTCTTGCCCTGAGATCAGGGAGTCCACGGAGACGGCGGGGATCCTGTCGGAGAGAATCGTCTCGGGTGACAAGTTGTACTGCATGATCAGGTGGGGGTAAAGCGAGTCAAGGTCGAAGGAGACCACCCACTCATGTTCACCGATGATCGGGGGCTTGACATATGCGCCTTCGAACTGGTTGTCCTTGTCGTTGCCCGTCTTTGGTGGGATCGCCACCTTCTTGGTGCGAAGATGGTTGTAGATGATGCTGTCCCACATGCGTACCTGTGAGAAGACATCCCCGAAGTTTCCTCTCGCGCTATAGGCAAGAGCCTGTGCAAGTTCGATCAGGCGCAACTTGTCTTCCAACTTGCAGACAAGCAGGGTGTCCTTGATGTTGTACTCCATGAACCGTTGGAAGTCCTTGTGGTACAACTCGGTCAGGGTGCCGACATCGGAGTAGTCCATCTTGCTCTCGCCCAACTCCACGGAAGCGATGTGCTGCAACTTGTAGGACTCGGGGGTCACGAAGGTGAACTTCTTGTACAAGTCCATGTAGTCAAGCACGGTGATGCCTGAGAAGTCGTACACCATGTTCTTGCGATCCATGACATACACCTCGCGGGAGCGATACTCGCCCCACGGGGATAGCCGCTTTGCCAACTTGCCGCCAAGCACCCGTTCGATGCGGCGGCACAGATAGGGCATGTCGAACATGTTGACATTCCACCCCGTCACGATGTCGCAGTCCAAGGATTCCCATGTGTCCAAGAAGCCATGGAGCAACTGTGCCTCATCGACATAGCGATGTGCGGTCACGCCTTCGGGAGCCGTGAAGTCACCCAAGCCGAAAGCATGGATTTCGTTCCCCTGTGCGATGGTGATCGCGTTTACCTTCTCGGTTGCCTCCTCGGGAGTGGCAAAGCCATTCTCGCTCTCCACCTCAATGTCGATGTACGCCACTCGGATCAGAGTGGGGTCGTACTCCAGTTCGCCCTCGCTGCCGTAGTTCTCGGCAATGAACTGATACTGTGATTCGATGTCGCCGTAGACCGTGAAGCCTTCGACATCTTGATACTTCTTGATGAACTCCCGCGCTTCGAACATGTTCTCAAAGTCAACGGGATCGACCCTGTTGCCGTCGATGGTGTGCCACGATGTGGGCTTCACCTTCTTGGTCGGGACGAACAGGGTGGGGCGAAAGGTCAGCGACTCATGTACACGCTTGCCGTGCTTGTCATAGCCACGGTGCAGGAGTCTGCCGCCTTTGGTAACTACATTGGTGTAGAAGGGGGTCAATCAGGAGTTCTCCCGCTCAACTGCGAGGATGTTGTCCTGATGAACAATGTCAAACCCGCCGTAGGCATTGCCTCTGCCCTTGGTGATGTCCCACAGCACCTTGTCGCCTACCTGAATGTCTTCGGTAACCTTCTCACCCACGCTGACCACCTCGCTCCAAATGTTTGGATTGGTGATCTTCTCGGTGTAGATGATGCCCGACTCGCTCTTCTTTTCCTTGCCCAAGCCGATGGTCTTTACCGCCACCCATTTACCAATAGTCTTCATGTCACTCTCCTCTTTGTTTAGGGTACGGCAGTACCTTGTTACGGGCTTCGAACTCTTTGCGGAGTTTCTTCGTCTCAGCCTTGGTTGCGCCAAGTACATAAGCATACTTGTGCTTCGACGGCATGTCAACGGAAACCGCAGACGATTGTTTCTTCTTGCTGTGTGATCTCAGCGCGGCTTCGATGTTGGGTGGGACATTCTCCCAAAGCATTCCCTTGTTGTCGCACCAAGACTTGTCCCATTCGATTGCCAATTCTTTGGCATACTTCTTGTATGCGCTTCTTTGCCTGAAGAAGCGGTCAGAGACGATCTTGCCTGTGTACGGGTTCACATATCTCGTAGTTGTACCCGATTCATTCCCAAGATAGTAAAAGTTGCAAGCCTGATAGATCGTGCCGATCTCCTTCGCGGTCGGGTCGGAGTATGCGGTGAACAATCGATACTGCGTGTTCTTCACCATCCACCCGATGCTCCACATGAGGAAAGACGATGCGAGGTTCTTGGGACTCCATGAGATGCATGCGCCCCTGCTGATCAGCCGCTCCACCTTCTTGGTGTCATCGCCAAGCAACTTGCTGAATGCATTCGGAAGATTCATGAGAGTCACCCCTGCGAGGATGTCCTTGCCCATGAGACCTTGATTCGGGTCGCGGTAGTACGCACCAAACCAATGAGTCGTATACTGAGAAAGATTGCCTAGCCACTCATGCCGTTCGATGAAGGCTGTAGCCTCCTGTCGATCACGCTCCGTGGTTAGGGGACGGAAATGAAAGTCCGTGGCGGTGAGCGTCTTGATCCGCTCAGGATCGATGCCACTCTCAGCAATGTCCTGTTGAAGATTGTTTACGCGGATATCGTACTGCCAACAATGATCCTTGTCGTAGTTCTTGGCTCGTTCGATAATGTCAACCGCGCTCTTCTTCATCTCTTGCCGATGTATTCATGAGAGTAGCAGAAACGGTGGGCATGCTTCATCTTGTAGCCCTCCTCATATGTGCTTCTGCCCTTGCTGTAGTCCTCGCGTGTGCGCTCGTTCTTGCTCGTAGGCTTCCACAGCGGAGAGCGATTCCTGTACTCGCCCATGCGCGGGTGCGCGGTCTTGGAGAAGTACCGACAGCCCTGCCCGACGAAGATCTCTGCGGTGGCATCGGAGATACGCACACCTAAGCCTAGACCTTGATAGTCAGGCAGTACAACCGTTCTATGACCTCGCCATGCGTTCTTCAGGTTGCCGTTCGGGAACGAAAGGGCAGCGGAGAATCCGACAGGGGTGCCGTCCCAAACGGCGATCCAACATCTTGCGCCTTTATTGATGTTTCCGTCGAGATAGTGATGGTTGCGGAACATTGCCCACGCTTCGGTGGAGCAAGGAAGCATCTCCAAGACAATCTCAGGTCGCCTTTCAGACCCCCTTACGGTCAACTTACCGCTGCTAGTGTCGAACACCCAATCGGGACGGAGCCATTCGATGATGTCATAATGGCACGAAGCAAACACCAACCCCTTGATGTTCTTCTGATCGACATAACGGCGAATAGAGTTGGCACATGACTTGGCGACATTTCTGTCAACCACGGAGGTGAACTCATCGATCACGGCTCCGTCCCGCAGCCGTCTAGCCAAGTCTGCACGGAACTTCTCGCCCGTGGACAGGACATGATACGGGCGCATCCACGCGGGAATGGAGTTGAACCCGACCGCAGACAGCCGCTCACGGGCATCCACGGCGTTGTTGAAATGGGAGCAGACAGCCAACTCAGGATCCCATGTAATCGTCTCCTCGCTGCCAAACTGCTTGAGGATGGTTGACTTGCCAGTTCCTGATGGGCCTACGATGAGACCGATACCAAACCCCTCGGGTGGAGTGGGCATGGTTGGTGGAACAAAAGTACTTGTTCCCGTGAATGGGTAGTCAAAAGCCGATGACAGTTCCTTGACTGTTTCATCGACCTTGACTTTGCTTACCAATTCAATTTGCTTCGGCTCATCAAATAGACTCATTCAAGTTCTTTCTTAATCTTATTCCAGTATTTCGTGGTATTGTCCCACGCCTTCTTTTCCTTCGGCTTCTTGCTGTGCTGCTTCTTCAGGATGTTGCACCCGCCGTTATGAATTCGTGCAAGTTGCTCAACAGTTGCATTGGCGGGTGCGTATCGCTTGAGGTAGGCACGGACAACTCGCTCGGCGTACTCAGGATCGAAGCAGTCCTTATAGGAACCACCAAGGGTCTTGTCAAAGTCAACTGCATCCTGCCAGTAGGCCCGATGGATTTGGTAGATACCAATCGCATCGCCTCCGTCCCCAACAGCCTTCGGATCGTTGCGCGACTCCACAAGTGCCAATGCAGGAAGCAGTCTGTCGATGTTGTCTGCGAGATCTGCATTAGCAAGTCTGCACGGGAGCAGGAGGGTCGTAAAGAGGATGACCGATAGGAGGATTCGACGCGGCTGTGATTGATTCATGCTTCTGCTCCTTCTTAGACTGAAGGTATGAATAGAAGAGGACTGAGTAGTTGATCAGATCAAGACAAGTGTCCTCTACAGACTCGTCCTTGACTTCAAGGGTACCCGATTCAACAAAGGATGACAAGCGTGACATCTTGTCTGTCATGCGGACAAGCATTCCCGCTTCGGTTTGGCAGATGCCCATGGCTTCACATCGGGTGAAGTTGGCAAACGGTTCATCACCGCCCTTTCCTGCGTAGTCGGCGTTCTTGCGCTGCATCAAGGAGAAAGCCTTGTTGCATAGTCCCTTGTGGTGGGCAAGCAGTTCATCACGATCCATTATCAAGCCTTTCCTGTTGAGCCGAAGCCGCCGCTACGGTCGGTCTTACCCTTAACTTCATCGGCAATCTGCACGATGTTCGTGTAGATTTTCTCGACAATTTCCCCTTGGCAGATGCGGTCTCCATGGGTTATACGGACATTCACGGTGCTTGTGTTGGTTACAGGCACCATGAGTTGGTGGGTGTAGTCGGAGTCGATAACACCTTCACAGTTCGAAAGCATGAGACCTCCCTTGAGGGCGAGACCTGAGCGCATGTGTAGGCGCACGGAGTATCCCTCGGGGATGTCCAAGATGAGTTGGGTTGGGAGGAGAGCGCGTTCGTTTGGTCTGATAATCACAGAGGCATCCTTGGTGCCCTGTACATCGTCTACGAATGCTAGAGACTTGTAGTTGACGCTGTTCGACCCCCACATGTCAACCTCCCGCTTTCCTGCGGGTAGGCACACACGCACATCAAAACATGCGGAGTGTTCGGTTGCGTAGGCGGGAAGGAACGCATCGGGGTGCAACTTATAGCACCCAAGGGTCACTTGCTTCATGGTGTAGATCTCACTTTGCATTACGAAGATTGTACTACAAACTTGGTTCGCCGTCAAGGGGTTTCTTGCGAACCCCAATGCGATACTTCGGGATCAGTTCCCAATCTTTCTTCTCTCCGAAGGGGAGGATCTTGAAGTGAGAGATCGGGCAGACAGGCTCCTTGGTGACCGTTGGGTTCACGATCTTTACAAGTCCCCATTGCTCCAACAGGTTGACGATGGTGTTGCGCCGTGCCTTGTCGGAGTCGCTGAAGTCATTAGCCAAGCCATCAAGCATGAATAGTTCCTTGAAGTGAACTATGTAATACTTACCCCGTTTGTGGAGGATGTGGCAGGACTGATAGAGTTTGCGTTCAGTCTTGGAGGAGATGCCGATGCGAGTCAGCGTCTCCTTCACCTTCAGAAAGTTGTCTGCCGAAGGAAGGGTTACTTCGACTAAGTTGTTCACGATTTCTTCTGTATTCACGGTTCATGCTTTCCATGATTGTTAATCATGGATTATTTAGCATTAGAACCGCCTCTGCTCCTCAGCAAGGCATCCAATCGATCCTTCGGCAGCAAACGAATGTATTCGATTGCCCTCTTCCGCCCGACCTTGTAGGCAAGCATGACAGCCTCAAGAGTCTCCTCGTTGATCTCCTCGGGCTTGATCCACTTATCGAACCGCTTGCGCTTGCGAATTGAGTTATACAGATAGTCATACTGCATTCGCTTGTCGGTCA